TTATACGGCTTTGAGCACTGCTGCACGAAGTTCTTGCAGCTCTCGCATAATGTCAGCCATAGGCGTTTTTTGCACTTCGTTAATGGGACTAAATGTGGGACTGAACAAGGCGGCTAATTGCTCACCTGCACGCTCGATCATATCCTCGCCGGTATGCGTGTAAATCTTGGCGGTAATCTCGATAGATGCGTGTCCCATGAGTTTGCTTGCGACGTTGAGCGGTACGCCCGCCCGCTCTAAATCCGTGCAAAACGTGTGGCGCAGATCGTAGGGAACGATAGGCGGCAGTTGCTCGGCAATGGGTGAGATTTTCCCCGCCGCGATCAACTCGCGTTCGGTATCATCCATAGCGGCGCGGAAACCCTGCCACATGGCACGCATGGACTTATCATCGTACAAGTGCCCGTTACGCGGAAAAACCAATTCACCGAACGAACCGGCTTTCGGCAGGACTGCGGCAAGCTGGGGGATGATCGGGATTTTGCGAACGCCTGCGTCTGACTTGGGGTATTTCTCGGCGCGGGTGTCCCGGTCGTATGCCTTGTCAACAGTAATCATACCGCCTGTAATATCGGCGTATGTCAGCACAAGGCTTTCCGCCGGACGCAAGCCACTATACAGCAGAGTAAGCACCCACGTTCCCGCAGGATGCGTCTTTGCAGTTTCCAGTAAAATAACACGTTCTCGATCTGTAATGCTCCTGTGGCTCTTCTGCTTGCCAGTACGGGGCATCTTCAAATCTTCCGCAGGATTATTGACGCACAAGCCGTTCTGCTTGGCTGCGCGGAACATCTGCTCGATTGCCTGCTGCACCTTCTTTACGGTGTCCGGCGCACGTCCTTCCGCAGAGTTAAGCGCTTCCTGACAGTTCAGTGGCCGCACTTTGCTAACGGGGATATCCCCAATGTAGGGATAGACGTAGTTCACAAGTCGTCCCTCAATCAGCCTGCGCGTGGATTCCTTCACGCCGGACTTGTAGGTTTCTACCCAGCGTTTTCCCCATTCCTTTACGGTAACACCGGCTTCAATGAGTTTACTTCCGGATTCGATCTCTGCGCGTTTTGCCCTGATTTTCTCGTTGAGTTCCTTTTCGGTTTTTGCTCTCAGGTCGTAATGCTTTCCCATATACGTTCCGGTCTCACGGACAAAGCCGCGAGGGTCTTTTTTTCGACGTGGCATTGCATTTTCCTCCTATTTTCGATATAATAAGAGGGTAGAATTCCGTTGCACAAGATTTCTACCCCCGTATAACGTCCGCCGGTTGCCGCCGGTGGGCGTTTTTTATGCCCAAAATTGTTTTCCGCATTTCAAACAAGTGACGCGGACTTTTTTCGCGCCCTTGTTTCCGGCTACGGCACCGATCAATCCCAGCCCCAGCGGCGCGGTCACGGCTGCGCCTACCACGGCCTTGCCGATGCCGAATCCCTTCTTATGCGCCGAAAGGGAAGTGGAGCCGCAACGCGGACAACGCGCTTGCGCGTTCATTTCTTTTTGCTGTAGTTGGTTCGCCTTTTTCAGTTCGAAAAGCTGCGCCTTTTGCAATTTAACCGACGGGTCGTTCGCCGCTTGCACTTTGATGATCTTCTCAATCGGTGCTTCGATCTGACGCTTCATGCGGATTGTGTCCAGCATCCCGTACTCTGTAGGCTTTACGTTATCCTCGATATAGTCCAGCGCTTTGCCGATAGTGACAGAATCGTAATCGGTGCATTTACGGAAGAATGCGGCCATGTTGGTTCTGTCCTTGTATACGCCGTAGATCGTGGCGAGGTCGATTAGATCGCCTTCTTTGTCGTAATACTCGTGCGTTTCCTTTGGGGCAACGGTTTGTGCAGGTAGTTGTTCACCAGCCTTTGTTCCGCAGTTCGGGCAAAAATTTCCCTCGAATTCCGTGCCACAATTCGTGCAAAACATAATTCCACTTCCCTTTTATTTCTTATACTTCGGATTTCCGAGCATGATTTCAAGGAAATCCAATGCTTTTTCCTGCCCGTCCTCGGTAAGCTGATTGAATATTGTCGTCAGCCGAGATTGACGGGCGATTTTTTGTGTCTCATCATACTGCGCGAGATCATGCAGCATGAATTCGATTGAGTGTTGCATACGCTCTAAGCCTTTTAGATTGGCTTCGAGCCATGCCTGTTTTTCCTGCTCAGTGGCTTGACCAGCTGCTACTTTCTGCTGTAGCTCCACCATTTCCGGCGCGCCGGTTACGCGGATGGAAGCATCTGCGGTCAACTCGTTCACATTTACGCCGAGTGCGTTTGCAAGCCGAGAAATAGTGTCTGGCGCAACTCGTTCGCTACCACGCCGCGTAATAGAATAAACTGTGTTATACGACAATTCAGCTTTTTTAGCAAGCTCTCGAAGCGAAATACCCTGCTTTTCTGCAAGTTTTTTTACTCTTTCTCCTACGGTCATAATATCCCCTCCGTGAATGCGTTTGCAAATTTATATTGACATACTGTTCAATCGCACATATAATTAAATTACGACATATGCAAACGCAAATAGCGAAAGGAGGATATATGCGTATTGATCGAGTAATCCTTGCCGCAACGATGGCAAAACGTTGTATGCGAGGAAAGGAACTTGCGACGCTTGCCGGTATTTCCGTTTCGAGTGTTTCCGGCATTCGCAACGGACGTAGCTGCTCAGTAGAGATGGCAAGCAAGATCGCAAGTGCTTTGAATGTACCCCTTAACGAACTTGTAGAAAAGGAGAATTAACCCATGGACAACAAAATCATTGCATTTACTAACCCTGAATTTGGCGAGGTTCGCACGCTGAACATTGAGAACGAGCCGTGGTTCGTAGCGGCTGACGTTTGCAAGGCGCTGGACATCATTAACAGCCGCGATGCGGTTGCTCGTCTGGATGACGACGAGAGGAATACCGTAGTTTTAACCGACGGTATTCCGGGCAACCCCAATAAGACTGTGGTTAACGAACCCGGCCTGTACGCTCTGGTTCTCGGCTCTCGCAAGCCGGAGGCCAAAGCGTTCAAGCGATGGATTACGCACGATGTTATTCCCTCTATCCGCAAGAACGGCGGCTACATTGCCGGCCAGGAAACTCTCAGCCCTGAGGAACTGATGGCGAAAGCCCTGCTTGTCGCTCAGAAAACCATTGAGGAAAAGGAAAAGCTGCTTTCCCACGCTGCCGAACAGGCGAAGCTCGATGCACCGCTCGTCCATTTTGCAAAGGGCGTTACCGTGTCCAAAACTTCCATCCTGATTTTCGACTTTGCGAAGATTCTCCGTCAGAATGGCGCGGATATGGGCGGCAAGCGCTTTTTTGCATGGCTGCGTGAAAATGGCTACCTCGTCAAGCGCAAGGGTAGTGATTACAATATGCCTACCCAGCGCAGCATGGAACTCGGTCTGTTCGAGATCAAGGAAACTGTGATTACTCACTCGGACGGTCACACCACCATCAGCCGCACGCCGAAGATTACCGGCAAGGGTCAGGTATACTTCTTCAACAAAATCCTCGGCACGAATATTCCGGAAGATATGGAGGGCTAACACAATGGATTTTTCGGGATATTGCCTTAGCCGCACACAAGAGGCTTTGCGGCTCGCGCAGAATTTGAGCGAATACGTTCGCGCCTTGCCGTTAAGCAACGAGCAGAATGACCAGCTCGTGAAAATGATGGCCGACTGCACGCAGAAGTTTGAAAGCGATGCATTTACCCTTGGCTTAAAGGCTGGGGTACAGGCCGCAAAGGAATTACTGTAAGTAACCATACCACTCGAAAGGAGCAGACACATGAAAAACAACATCGTTGCATTCAAGTACGAAGAACAGCAGGTACGCACCATCGAGAAGAACGGCGAACCGTGGTTCGTCGGCAAGGACGTAGCGGACATTCTCGGTTATTCCGATACCGCACAGGCGGTTCGCAAGCACATTGATAACGAAGACAAAGGGGTGGTTGAAATGACAACCCCCGGTGGCAAGCAGCCTGTTACCATCATCAACGAATCTGGCCTGTACAGCCTTATCTTGTCCAGCAAACTGCCGACGGCGAAGGAATTCAAACACTGGGTTACTTCCGAGGTTCTTCCGTCTATCCACAAGACCGGCGAATACAAGATCACACCGGCACAGCAGAACCGCCTTGACATTATGGAGCGCAACAGCCGCGCCCGTGAAGCGTCGTTGTGGCTGCGTATCTCCGCGCAGGTAAAGTCGGATACTTACCGTCAGGTATGCGCAAGCTACGCAAGCACGGTGCTCGCAGGCCGTGAGGTTATCCCGCTGCCGCAGACCACCCAGCATCATTACTCTGCTACAGAGATCGGCGCGATGTTCGGCGTGAGCAAGCAGGCTATCGGCAATCTTGCCAACACATACGGCATGAAAACCGACGAATACGGTGCATGGTACCATGACAAGTCTCCGTACTCGGCAAAGGAAGTCGATGTATTTAAGTACAACGATCGCGCCGTTCAGCGCTTCCGAGACCTGCTCGTGTAAAACAACACTCAGCCAAAAGTCCTGTTTATTGGACTTTGCAACAAGGCTGTTTGCGTCCTCTTGAAAATCGAACAAACGTTATTTAGTACCACTTTAAGGCCGTAACAAAACGTTACACCCTTTTTATTTCGCGTATCACTTCCACGGCAGAATAAACGGTTTTATAATCCGTCCTCCGTGGTAGTTTGGTTCCGGGTCTATTGGTTCTTCAATCGCTATTGTAGTATCTGGAATCGTAAAACCGAGACCGCTTAGTTCCTCTACCAGCTTTTGATATTTGGCGGAGTTCTGATTTTTCATACGAGTGAATCCGCTGAGAGATTTAGGACATAGGTCAGGAAGAAGATATCTTACACGGTAATATATACTGTGATTTAACCTACGCTCTTTGTCGTTACGAATCCTGCGCTGCAATTCGTTGTATACTTCGATCTCGTCTTCGTCTCGATCATCAACAAACGGCCTCCAGCTTGTGTGAAGCATAGGCTGTTCTTCGCCTTTATAATAAATCCTATCTTGGTTTCTGTCGTCGAAAAAGACTATAGGGAATCGAACGAACGCGCCGTCTGGCTCTACATATCCGGTCTTTAGAATGAATTTCGGGAGCTTAGGAAAACGCCAATCATTTCCGTGCATGGTATACACACGCCCTTGATATTTGGCAGACACTGCACTTCTTCCGTTTTCCCATGGAATCAAAACAAGATCTGTGCCCATAGCCAGACAGTTGATTTTTACCTCATTGTAGATGCGGGTTCTGAGTGCAGCACCAACCGAGATTTTATTTGAGTTTTCCTCGATTTTATGCTGCCACTCTAAGGCTTTGGAAAATCTTCCGATTTCCTCGTACCATTGCACGACGCGGTAGAAATCGTTTTCACTCCAACCGATGGGCGATTCAAACATGATTTCGGTTGCTTTCTCTATACATGCAAGTGCTAAGTCGTACTTTTCAATTTTCCACAGCCTGCTTGCATGCATCCTTAGAACATATTCCAACGAACCGGTGACACCTAAATCATCGTGCACCGATATTGAATTGTCAAAAGTAGGAACCGGAATAGATTCAATGGACGAAATAGATGTTAAATCATGCGCTTCACCATCTACGGATATTCTTTCTGCATCGTAGATAATATCTCGATTGTCATAAAGAGCACCAGCAGGTTTGGGAAAGATGAATGATATACGTCCATTGTAAAAGCAAACCTCGTAACTCATTTTGACACTCTCCCGTGTTGCATAAGTCCTGTTTATTGGACTTTACTTGCGATTAGAAAACTCGCCCTTGAATCGAACAAATGTTCGATATATAATATTGTCATAACTTGACGGACGGTTTTGCTTGATATTGCCTTATATTGGTAATACCATAGTATCAAGAAAGGCAGGGAACAAAACATGGAAAATAATAAATATCCCAACTGCGAAAAGCTCGCCACCTATCTCAATACTTTTGATGATCCGCAGCGTCTATTGCGTACCTTTGCCGCGCTGTGCGAACCAATCAGCAATGGACTTAAAAGCGATGCGCAAGAACAGTAAATCGGCATCTGTTAAATCCTCTCCGTCGCGGAGAATACCTAACTGAATAAGCGTCTGCCTGATCTGTCCTACAGTCACTTTCCCTGCTCCGGCTTTTGCTGGAGTGGGGGCTTTTTTTATTTCAGGACTTTCTTTTCGCCCAATCAGATAATCGCTATCTACATCGAGACATTCCGCAATCAGGTTGAGCATAGGAACAGGCGGGAATCGTTTGTCTTTTTCCCAGTAATTTAACCGAGTAGCAGTAATGCCTAATTGTTCAGCAAAATCTTTTTGGGTAATGCCTTTTTCTTTTCTGATGGCAACGATTCGCTCACCAAGCGTCATATCGTTCACCCCTTTCTTTATTTTGATTATATAGTATGCGTCTATCTGTGTCAAGATTAAAATTATCAAAATGCTAATTTTATTTGCGGAATGCTATTGACAAATTAGCGAAATGCTGATATTATAATATTGTAATCAGCAAAATGCTAATTTTGAAACGGAGGTGATGAAATGTTTCCAAACCTGAATGCAGAGCAGGCAAGATATAGCCACTCTAACCAGTACACCGCCGATTATCTCGGCCTGAACCGGTGCACCTATGAATCCAAGAAGCGCAGCGGCCGTTTCACGATGGAAGAAGTCAACAAACTGTGCGATCTGTACAAGTGCGAATACAAGTACCTTTTCAGCACCGAACCGATCAATCCTAAGAGCGCATAAGCGGAGGTGATAGCAATGGATCCGGTACTGATGTCGCTTAACGTCGCAACAATGGTTATTCTGGCTGTGCTGATTGTGCTGATGCACAAGTGGTACAAGCGGAGGTGAACGGCAATGAAGAAAGTCAAAGAGATTTTCATGTCAGGCAGCTTTGGTATAGCACTGTCCGGCTTCTCGCTGGGGTTCTCTACTTGCGTATTGATATGTAAGGTTTTCGATTTACTTAAATAAGGCGATAACCGAGACAATCAGCGAAGCAATAGCAAGAACACGAGCAATCATTGCTTCACGCGAAGCGGCCGTTGCTTCTGTGCGGGCATCATCGATTTGCGTTTGCAGTTTTCGGTTGGTTTCTTCCAACTGGTTCTGCATAGAATCACGGAATTCTAATTCGGCTTCTTGATCGATACGGCGAAGTTCAGAACCTAAGTGCATCATACCAACACCTCCTTTCCCGGCTATTATACCACGGTCGGGAAGGGGCGAACAAGCGGAGGTGATACCGATGTATATTCCACCTTTTGTCGCCGGAGTGCTGGCGACACTGGGCGTAGAAATGGCGCTGCTTATTGTGTGTGCAATGCTGCGTTGCGGCAACGATGATGATGAGAGATAACACACCATCAACACACTAAGCAACAGACTAATAACAAACCATCAACACACCAATAACACACAGAAAGCGGAGGGTTGAACGAATGACAGCAACGGAATTAAGCAACCGCAGGCGCACGGTTGAAGGCCGTTTACGCACGTTCGCAGGGTGCGAATATATTACCACAAAACAGTTAAAAGACTGGTTTGGCGTTAGTTATCGTACCGTGCAGAGGTATTTAGATGGTGTTCCGCGTTTAACTGGCGGTCGCTATCATGTGGCCGATGTGGCTAACCGATTGGTGCAGGCGGAAGCGTCTGCGTAACACTCTAACAACAGACCATCAACACACAGATAACACACAATCAACAGACAAATAACAGACCGATAACACACAGATAACACACAGAGGCTTAAGAAAGAAAGTAACAAAGAAAGAAAAGAAGTATATATATATTCTCCCTACGGTCGAATATATATAAATTTAACTCTCTAAGAAAAAAAGAAAAGAATAACCCTCTCACTACGTTCGAGGGTTACAAGAAACTGCGAAAGGGGATTGAAACCAATGTACAAGCGTTATGGCTGGTTATCAGGATTTTGCTTTCTCGGAATGCTGATCAGCGGCGGCATGACCGAGAACGGAAGAATCGACTTGTTTTCCGGCGCGGCTATCATGCTGGCGCTGCTGGCTGTCGGCATGGTGAGCGCAAGGGCAAGCATGCTGCTTGCGGCATACGAGCAGCAGAAACGCTATCGCGGTCGTTACCGCTGAGGGGAGAAAACAGGATATGACGGAAGCGAGAAGGAAAACGCTGAAAGTCAAAGACATGCAGCGCCGGGTTATCGGCAAGGCGATGCACGCTGCTAAGTACGGATTGCAGATGCGAGAGAGCGCGAAGAAGATCGGCGTTGCAACGGAAAGGCATAGCAACGCAGAGCGTAGCGAGGGCATAGCACTGTAAGGCTGCGAAGAACGGAGCAACGGCTAAGCGCGAACACGCTGAACGTGGCAAAGGCAAGGCACAGCCAAGCGGAGCAAAGGCATAGCACAGTCTCACAAAGAAGAACAGAGCAACGGCAAAGCGGAGACACGCTGAACATGGCAAAGGCGAGGCAACGCAGTGAAAGCATTGCAGCGTGACACAGCGCAACTGAATGGCAAGGCATCGCACCGCACTGCGAAGGCAGAGCATAGAGCAACTGAGCAAAGCAGAGAACTGCCAAGGCGAAGCAAGGGCATGGCGATACGGAGCAAAGTTCTGCGAGGGAATAGCGAAGCAATACAATGACAAACAGAAAAAACAGGAGGGCAAAAACATGAAGAAACTGAACATTAAGCTGACATTCACCGAAAGTCTGCTGGGAACCAGTCCGGCAGACGAGGAAATCTACACCCGCTTTATCGGCGGTAAGGCACCGGACGCGGCAACGCTGCCGGAGGAAGTCGCGGCGCTGGGCAGTGACGCTGTGGTAGAGCGTGGTACGACGGTATTCCCTCGTGACGAGGACGGCAATCCGGTCGTATACGACTATCAGGTAAAGGGGTTTTTCAAAGACGCCTGCTCGATGCTGGCACGCCTGACCGGCAAGGACCCCGAAACCGGAAAAAAGAAAAAGGCGGTCAACGAATCCGGCAAGCTGACGGCGTACAAGAAGGTCATCGACGGACTGATTTTCGTGCAGCCGCGAAAGATTGTGTTGGAACTGCCGGAGGGCAAGGACATTACCATCTGCCAGCGTCCGCTTCGTGCGCAGACCGCACAGGGCGAGCGGGTAGCCTTGTCGAGCAGCGAGGAAGTACCGGCGGGTACGACCTGCGAGCTTACCGTTCTGCTGCTGGACGAGAACCACGAGAAAGCGGTTCGAGAGTGGCTGGACTACGGAGCGCTGCGCGGCATCGGCCAGTGGAGAAACAGCGGCAAG